CAACAAGTCCTCGATATCTTCCTTGCGCTTCTTGGCGTGCTTCTCTGCCAGTATCTCTTCCGTCTTGCGTTTCTGGATTAGGTTGTTGCGCTCCACCAGTAGCTGCTGCCAGAGGTCAGCATGTCCAGACATCACCATCCAGTTATTCAATTCCCGCTCGGCATCAGCTAATTGCTTTGCCTGCATCACTATCTCAAACGCAGCCGCTGTATCAGACTTAGCAAAACTAGACTTAGGTTGGGATGCCGCCTTTTGGACGACATCCTTGGCCTCAAAGAACTTCATCATCTCCCCGCCAATGGCGTGGATGTCCTTACCCATCTTGATTGCGGCTTGCACCCCCTTGATAGCCGCTTGGGCCGTAGCGAAAGCGGTTATCGGGTCAATCATGATTTAGTTCAATACTTCAACTTCTTTGGGCTTGGCAAGCTCAGCTTTTAGCATTGTCAGGAATGCGTCTTTGCCTACCATGAGTTGCTGTAGCTGAAACTGCGTGGAGCCGATCTTGCGATCTAAATCCATTAGGTGGTTCAGGTACATAACTTCCTGCTCGTTAAAGTCGTTAGCATCGTATTCCGTGCCGTCTATCGTTACGATCTGGGGCTTTTTGTTTTCCATTTCGTTTTTCCTCTTAATGCGCCGCCAAGGTCGGGTGGCGGCTTCCCGTTATGCTGATGCTGCTTGCAAAGGCGACAGGTCTTCTGTAGTCCAGTACGGTTTTTCAAGCATTATTTTCAAGTGATCTTTGTTGCGGGACAGGCAATCGGCCCAGTCCTCGTCGGACATCATCTCAGGCTTGCCGCCGTTGATGAGGGCTACGCTGTCCATTGCTGCACTGTAGTGCTTGGCAATTTGTTCTGCTGTGATTTCGATTTCCATTTTTAAGCTCCTTTAGGTTGATTCAAGTGCCGTGATACGGGCGGTCAGGGATGTGATGAGGGCTTGTTGTTCTTGGATTAAAGAAACAAGATTTGCCATTACTTCAGATGAAGATGGCTGGATGGATTGGTAAACGGGCTTGCCGTCGGCATCCACAGCGTCTTTTTTGCCTTGACCTGAATGTTTGGCGACCTCCATAAACTCGTGGGCAACAAAGCCTACGCCCTCACCAGAGCCGTCCCACCATTGCCATTTTTTAGGCTGCAAGGCCATGACAAACTCTTTAGCGCCTGTCAGAGGTTGTTGGTTGTTCTTCAGGCGATAGTCAGAGGTTAGGTTATATAAAACGCCTGTTGTCCCGTTTTGAGTAATAGAGCCAATTTCTGTTCCAGCAAGCATATATTGAGCATACGCATTACCTCCAGCAGTCCCAGTTGCATGGCCCGTTGCAATTCTTGGACTTCCTGTTGAAGTTGGGCCTAGGATGCATGTTCCTCCAGCAGTTGCTGTAGCCGTTACCGTGTCAAAGAAAACTTGGGCCGAGTTATTTATAAAAGCCCGTGGATTCCCATCCCCATCAGACAGCACGATGTAGTTGCTTGCTGTGCGGATGTCTAGGCTACTTTGGTTGCCGGTGAAACCACCAATAATGGTGTTCTTGGAACCTGTGGTCATTGAGCTTCCGCAACCATTGGTAGAACCAACAACCAAATTTCCAACAAATGTATTGCCTTGCCCTGTAGAACCAATACCCGCTAACGGCCCTACTATGCAATTCCCACCGTTTGTAGTAATAGCGTCACCAGCCCTATATCCAATCAGAACATTGTATTGACCAGTAGTATTTGCAGTCCCCGCCTGATATCCTACAGCAGTATTTTGAGCGCCGGTGGTGTTGGAATACAACGCCTGATAACCTACAGCAGTGTTGTTTGAGGCTGTGGTATTTGCTCCAAGAGCCTGCATACCTACTGCGGTATTGTTGGATCCTGTGGTGTTGTAGTAAAGAGCGTAAGCCGCTCCAACGGCTGTATTGTTAGCGCCTGTTGTATTGCTGTATAAAGCCTGAGAGCCAACACCCAACCCTTGAGTAGCAGTAGTGTTGCTATACATCGCCAAATAGCCAAGCGCGGTGTTTTGTAATCCCGTGGTATTTGCTTTAAGAGCCGCATAACCAAGAGCAACATTACCATCTCCTGTGGTATTTGCGTAAGCGGCTTGATACCCTACAGCAGTGTTGTAGTTTGCTGTGGTGTTGGAAAATAAAGAACCTTCACCTACTGCGGTATTAGCTATACCTGTGCTATTTGTTTTTAATGCTGTAGCACCAAAAGCACTATTAGAGTATCCGGTGGTGTTTCCATAACCAGCTTGATAACCAACGGCTACAAGATTGCCAGTGGTATTTGTGTATCCCGCCTGATAACCTATAGCAACGTTGCCTGATGCTGTGGTGTTGGAGACAAGTGCATAAACACCAATACCAACATTAGAAGACCCAGTAGTGTTGGACTTTAAAGCTCCCGGCCCAAAAGCTGAATTACCTGAACCTGTAGTGTTACTGTATAAAGGGGATTCAATATTTCCGCCCCAATACGATCCCACCGCAGTGTTAGCCGCACCAGTAGTATTGCTGTATAAAGCCAGTGAACCAATTGCTACAATACCATTTGCTGTTGTATTACTATACGCAGCTTGATAACCTACGGCGGTGTTTTGAGATGCTGTGGTGTTTAAGTAAAGGGCGTAGTAACCCATTGCTGTATTGTTTCCGCCAGTTGTATTTGAGTACAAAGCAACAGAACCAAGTGCCGAGTTGTAATTACCAGTTGTGTTTAACCTTAAAGCATAAGAACCAACTGCGGTAATCTGAACGCCAGTTGTGTTGGCGTAACCAGCGGTATAGCCTACAGCAGTGTTTTCTGATGCTGTGGTGTTGGAGGTTAATGCACCGTTACCTACAGAAGTATTAGAAGAACCTGTAGTATTGGAATTTAACGGGGGAAGTGCTGCGCTACCATCATATCCACCTACTGCTACGTTATTAGATCCAGTAGTATTATTTTGTAAAGCGCCATACCCAATAGCAACTAAACCGGCACCTATAGTATTGGTATAAGCAGCCCGCATACCAACAGCAGTGTTATATGCTGCTGTAGTATTTGAATACAACGCACTTTGACCTACAGCAGTTATTGCTGTACCCGTTGTATTACTGTAACTAGCCTGATAACCTACAGCAGTGTTGTTAGCGGCTGTGGTGTTTGCCGCAAGGGCTTGGGAGCCAAGCGCAGTATTTTGAGCGCCAGTGGTATTGGCATAACCAGTGGTAAATCCAAGGAAGGTATTATCTGTTCCAGTGGTTGTACCAAAACCAGCCGACTGTCCAATACCTGTATTTTGAGTTCCAGATGTGTTGGCTTTTAATGAAGAAAAACCATAAGCCGCATTGTTGTTGGCTGTATTGTTTAATAAAGACTGATAGCCTATAGCAGTGTTGTTTGCACCTGTAGTGTTAGCACTTAAAGCACTAGTCCCCACCGCAGTATTGGTGGACACAGCACCAGCACCACGGCCCACGGTGAGGCCATACACAGTCAGGTCAGTACCGCTGTACAAAAGGTTGGCAGAGTCAGTCTCAAGGCCACCAGTGGTGGAGTACACCACACGGCCCGATGTCAGGCCGGTGTTGGTGATGGAGCTAAATGTTCCTGCGCCGCCCGGTGTGTTGGATAGCTTGGCATAGTCAGAGCCGTTCCAAAATATTTGGGCCTTCTCGCCGTTGACCATCGTTACGCCGCTGGTAGCAGAGCCTTTAACCGTCAGGGCAAACCCACCAGTGGTATTGTTGTTGATGACGTACTGACGGCTGCTGCTAGGCAGGATCAAGTTACGCGCTGCGGTCATTGCCCCGCTTACGTTCAGGATGGCGTACTGCGCCGTGGTCGAGCCGATGTTAGTTGCCGAGCTTGTACCCTGTGTGAGCGTGAGCGTAACGTCTGTCGTGGTGATAGAGACCGACAAGCCGCCAGCAATGGCAATGTCCAAGTAAGACGTAACGCTGTTGTTTACGTCATCGCCCCATGTACCGGATTCTGTGCCGGTTACCGGCTGTCCGAGGGCTAGATTGGTTGTGTAATTGACCGTCATTTATAACTCCTACTCAGTTGGGATAAGCACCCAGTTGGGTGTTTCGTCGTTCGTAATTCCTGACCACCCCGGTGTCTGATTATTACCTATATTCTGCCAATCAGCTACCTGCATGTCATCTATCAATTTCCAGTAAACCGCGATAACTACACCTACATCACCCTTGGCATAGTTACCTGTCAGCGCAAAACTTCTTGGCCCTAAACCAACCGAACCAACCGCACCTGCCGTAGACACTCCAGACAGCGCAATAGAGAGTCCTTGAGTAACCGAACCAACCGAACCTGTAGCCGTCAACGGGCTAAGAGGAACAATTACTTGCGACACCTCTGCCTGCGCCATAACACCCACAAGAGGCACAGCAGCAGACTGAACCACCGTACCTACTGCGCCTGTGGCGGCGACCCCTGTCAGGGCTTTATCTCTATCTGGGGATACTGTCCCCACCAATCCCGCAGCAGCATCACCTGTCAATGCAAGTGAGCGAGTACCAAGAGCTACGTTACCTACCGCACCTGCGGCTGAAACTCCTGTAAGCGTTACCGCTTTACTCTGTACTACAGTCCCAACTGCCCCAGAAGCTGACACGCCTGTAAGCGCAACCGTCAAACTTGGGGTGACCGTACCTACTAGACCTGCTGCAACATCCCCATCCTCACTCTCTGAGGTACTTGGAACAACCGTGCCAACCGCACCTGAAGCCGCTACCCCAGTTAAAGCAAGGGATGTGTTTCCTCTGGAGACTGTGCCAACCGCGCCTGCTGCCGATACTCCGGTCAGGGCTACCGTTATGACTGGGCTTACTGTTCCTACTGCGCCTGCTGCGGATACTCCGCTTAGAGCTACTGTCCTGCTAGGCGTGACTGAACCGGGGGAGCCGGTTGCCTCATCCCCAGTGAGGATGGTTTCGCCGTTGCCCCAAGTGCCGTAGCCCCAAGCGCCAACGCCCCATCCAGCCATGACCTACCTTTAGGTTGTAGCCAAGCGCAACAGAGCAGTCGTAGTCGTGTTGGAAGGCATGGTCAAGGTAAAGGTTCCGGCAGTAATAGTCTGGGAACCAAAGGTGTGGACACTGATTGCCTTATTACTCTGCGTCGAGTTATAGATCAAGACACAATCAAACGCAGTAGACAGCGTTACGGTTGTGTAAGTAATAGAAGCAGAAGGTGTCCAGTACCCTACGCCCGCCGTTGAAGACGAGTTGGTAGAAGTTGGAGCCGTTGCATTCGTTACCGTCACCCCGCCCGCTGTGTAGCCTGTGCCGGAAACTTCACCAGTAGCAGAATACGCTGTAGTGGAAGCATTGACCGTAGCAGAAGCCAAGTACAACGCCGCCTTAACTGTGTCCGTAGTAGGTGAGGTTAGGCTCCCGCGAGAAACGATAGTAGAAGTGCCAAGCTGGTGTTGACCTAGCATCAGTTCCCCAAGGAACGAAGTGACCATTGATTGCGTGTTGCTCATAATATTTCCTTAAAAAGAAGCAGCTTCGCCACCTGCAAAGGTAGGCATTTTCTTCAGCGTAACGTGCGCTGATCGGTGAACCAACTCGCCATCCAGCCAGTACTCAACCCACGTTGTCAGTTCATTCTCATTATCGACTGTGCCTTCCCGCTTTTCAAGCAAGGAATCATCCATGTCGCCTTTGGTGGTAGTTACAAGTGCCACTTGAATTCCTTAGATGATACGTATAAGTGCCAAATCGGAGGAGTTGGAAGGCATCAAGATCTGAAAACCTTGGTTTATCATTACCTGAGCTTGACCAAAATTAAGCAATCCCACCGATTTATTGGATTTGGAAACATTGTAAATCAGGGCCCCCTGCGCAGTAAAGGTGGCTCCAGCCCACGTTGGGTCATCAAAGTCCACAAACGCCACGCCATTGCTCAAGGTTACCGTTACATTGGTGGCCGTCACACCACCAGCGGTATACCCAGTACCCGTCACTTCATTGGTGGTCGTATAGACCGTGGTGGTGGGGCCCATATCAGCGCTTACTGTGTACAAAGCAATCTTGATCGTGTCCACGGAAAAATCATGCTGCCCCAACAACAGTTGGTACTTGAAGCTATTGGTAAGGCCTGCGGTAATCATGCTCAGGCCACCTTATTCTTGACTTGGCCATCGCGGTACGTGTCCATCCGCTGCTTGCCATCGCCCAAGTTCTTCAGTAGCAATAAAGCTTCCTTGTACTTGGCATCGTAAACGCCCATCAAGTCTTGCTCACCCTTCATAAAGGTGTATGCCTCGACCAAGGAGCCATAAAGAAGGGTCGAATCAAAGTTATCGCCCAGCCACGATGTACCAGCAGTGACGATAGACTCGGGGTAGTAGTAGTAATGCAACTCCACGCTGAACGTGGTGCTTGGCGTTGGTCCGAGGATGAAGGAAAGCTCCGTTACATTGCTCGACTGTGGTCCAAAAATGGCGTAATACTTGGGCGTGCCCGTGGTAGTGGACGAAGGGTAGACTTCCCGGATGAAGTTGACATCCTTATCCAACAGGTAGGTGTAATCGCCGCCCCCGTACGGGAAAATTGCAAGGGAATAGACCGACAAAAAGTCATCTGGGGCCGACAAATACTTGTTGTTTGCCGTAACAGTGCCCGTCATGTTCTTGCGCAAGTTGGCAAGCTGCACCGTGTTGTAGATTCGCTGCTCTGCCTGCTTCGTAAACGTAGAAAGTTCCGTTGCCGTGAACGTATTCTGGGTGTAGTCAGCAATTGCTGCGCAAAGTTCTGTGTAGGTCATGTTATTCGTGTCCCAACTTGCCCCATAAGTCCTGCTGCATCCAACGGTTTGGCATAAGGCATAGGAGTCATACCTACACTTGAGAAGGAAGTATCCGCCGTAAACCCTACAAAGATTGTAACAAGCAATTTAGACTCTGGGCGGGGTTGATACAGGGCTTGCGGCTCTGTAATTGTGCGCTTGGGCTCCAACTGCGGATGCTTAGGCTCGTAACACTCTTCGCAGACCTTAAAGCCTTTCCAATCTCGGATCAACTCAAGCAGCTTGTACCTTTGCCCACACTGATCACAGAGGGCAATCGCAAACTTACCAGAAGCGAAGCCTGACATGGCTATCTACCTGTGAAAGTAGGTATCAAAAACACACTGGCGGTGTCTCTGTCCTCCATGGCAGCCCGGGCAAACTCTTCTTCGTAATACTGCTTGAGCATCTGCACGCGCTCAGGTGCACGCTTCAAAGCAAGGTAGTACGCCAGCGCTGCAACCAAAGCGGGGAGGAAACGGAAAACAATGTCTGCCGTATTGATGTAAGTGCCTGCATTGTCGATCCGGCGAACAGCGTAATACACAAAGGTGTAGGTAGTCGTACTATCGGGAGCAGGGTACAGGTACAAAGTTGTAGGTACAGAGCGCTGTACATAGTACTGGGCGGGCCGGGACTGAGTGTTCTTGTTGGGAATGTGCAGGTATTCAGCGCGGCTGATGCGATCAATCGTGATGTCTTGCTGCGTGGATCCACTTCCCGTACGAATGACCGCTGACAGGGCATTTACGGTGTCATCGGGAAGGTTGTAGTTGTTTGTCCCAGCCACAAGGGTCACGGTCCGCTGCTCAATCGTCCACAGATTAAGCCCTCGGTTGGCCCACTCAGCAAAAATCAGGTTTAAAGACCGCAAAGCGGTCTTCATGTCGTAGCCTGCCCTGACCTCTATGCCGCAGCGTTCGTACGCCTCGGCAATTAAGTCATCAAATTGCAGGTCAAAGTTGGCTACGCCCGAAGTGGTCATTTTTTAGCAAATTTTTGCAGTGCGTGCGCGTGCTGCACCCATGCCTTTTACTTGTACGCTAGACACCTTACCGCCACCGGCATAACCGCGCTGGGCAATGCCTTGGCCACGGAGTGCTGCGCCGCCTTTATTTAAAAAAGCAGGCACTTTTTGGCCATCTTTCATCTTCATAGGCATTCCACCTTTTTTGTAGCCCATCATGGCTTCTTTATCAGCCATCATGTCTTTTTTGGAGCCTTCTTTCATGCCTTTTTCCATGTCCTTAGAAGATGCTTCAAACTTCTTCATGCTCATCTTTGCTTTCATATCGCCACCTTTTTGAAATTTGCGGCCCTTGTCCGCTTTAGAAAAATCTTGGCCCACGGATTGTGGGATACCAACCTTTTTGGCAAAAGCGGGGCTGTGCGCCACCGCTTCCATCAAGTTGTGCTGCTTTTTACTCTTACTAGGCATCGGTTTTTACCAGTTTCTGTATCGTATCGGTTTCCCAAATACGAATACCTAGCCACACAATAGTCAAGATGCCGCCAATAAGTGTTACCACGGGAGTCATCCATCCTAAAAAACCGCCAAGGCCCATGACTACCGCAGCGCCATCAGCCATTGTCTTTGCGTCATGTGCATCGTTCATATTGACCTCAGCATTTCCAAGCACGAAGGCTTTTATTGATTCGTGAATTTGGGTCTTTCGCCGTTTTTTCGCTGGTAAGTTTCTTTTTCATGCCTTCCATTCGTGCACAAAAAGAATCTTTCCTGCTACCGCCTTCTGGCTGAGGAGCTTTCAAATTCATCCCTTGTTTCTTGGCAGAGGCGCGGCCCTTGGCATTCAAGCCCCCATTGGGGTTTTTGCCTTCCTTACGCTGCCATGCCGGGGACTTCATTTTTTAGGCTTCTTTGCAGTTTTTGCGGATTGTTTAAAAGCAGCAGCGGTTGGAGCGCCTTTGCTACCAACTTTTCTCATCTTTTCACCAGAACCAGCTTTAATCCGGTCCTGTTTTGCATTGATGTTGGCATACAAACCGGGCTTCATGGCTGCTCCTTAGTACATCTTGCAAGGCTTATTGCGGGCCTGACCTACACCACGGGGAGAAACAGAGCTTACGGGGCCTTTTCCGGGCTTCCTAGGCGTTTGTTTAGGGCCACCCTTGCCCATGTCTTGCTTTTGCGCACCGGGCTGGCATTCGCCTTGGTACTGATCATCTGCCATTTTTGCTGCACGTCCCATGATGGACTCCTTATCCGTAATAAATAGTCAAGCCAGTCTGGTTTGACAATTGAGCATACAAGCCATTAGTTGCCCAAATACCATCGCCGGGGATCAACAGTGTGACCGTAGCGGAGTTATTTGTGGTGTCCCATGAAGTCATCCAACGGGAACCAACGGCGCTTTGGGAAGCTGCTGCACCGGCAGTGATGCTACCGGAATTAATGTCCGTTACAGTGTATGTACTCGATGTGAGTACCGTAACAACATAATTTCCATTGGTAGCTGTACCACCTGTGCCTGCGCCAAAGGCGAGGCCGACCACATCACCGGTAGTCAAGCCGTGGGAGGCCAGAGTAATGGTGATAAGAGTTCCAGCACGGCCATAAGTGACGGCAGTTGGGGCCGCAGAAGAATCCCAAATGTTCACTGTGCCTGCTGTGCCAGAGCCAATACCAATAACGCCTTTCAGGCGCGTTCTGCCAGTGACCATTTGGCCACTGGCATTTACATGCGAACTTTTTACGTCAAATTGAAAGCCACTCATAGGGCCTCCTATTAGGAATCGGCAAACGGTGTAGCAACGGTGCCAGTGCCGAGGATCACGCCAGTGACGCAGTACTTCAATGCGGCAATTGCGCGGATCTCAATCCAAGTGCCTGCAACGCCACCAGTGGTCGTTCCATTCAAATTGATGAAGTCGTTTGAAGCTGCGGCAGTAAAACCTACCATTGCGCCAGCCGAATCGGTGTCCACCGACAACAGAGAGCCGATGAATTTGTCAGTGCCATCAGTACCAATCTTCAAAGAGCTAGTGCTAATCGTGGTGGAAACCCAAATGGTGTACAGCACGCCTAGATTATTCTGGGTGTTGTAATCGCGGCCCGGGCCAGCAGTGGAAGCATCAGCGTTGGTGTTGATGGTGGGGAGAGTCAAGGTCAAAGCAGCCGCCAAAGAGCCGCCAATAACCAAAAGCCGTCCGCCGTGGGTGACGGGGTCCAGCGTAGTGCTGGAAGTGAGCGTAAGAACAGCGCCGGGGCCCTGTTGATACAAGCCACCCATCGAACGAAGGGGGCCGCTGAACGTAGTGCGTGCCATATTAATAGTCCTTACATACAAGTGAAGTACATTGATCGGTATGTCGTCTGCCGGGACAGTTCAATGTACCGGAAAGCCCGGGTTAGCTGCAATATACACTATTTTTAAGGCTTGTCAATATGCCCTTCAAAGACCCAGAAGTTCACAAGGCAAAGCACAAGGAATACTCAGCAAAGTACTACGAAAGGAACAAAGAGGCTGAAAAAAACCGTATCAATGATCGTCGCAGGGAAAAACGCAAGGAGTGGAAAGACTACAAAGCCCGTCTATCTTGTTCAAATTGCGGGTTTAACCACCCCGCCTGTATAGATTTCCATCACCCGCCGGATACTAAAGAATACAGCGTTAATGAGTTAGCCCAAAACGGCCGGTACAAACTAGCGTACAAAGAAGCGGCAAAATGTATAGTTCTGTGTTCAAACTGCCACCGCATACACCACTACAATGAAAGACAAAAGAAAAAGGAGGCCAAAGCCTCCCAATCTGGGTAGGGTCGTACCCAATTAAGCAGCGGACTCTTCCTCTTCAGCTTCGTCTTCCGCAACTTCTTCGCACTCGTACCAGTCGTCAGACTCTTCGTCGTATGCGTACCAAACTTCATTTTCTTCGTCGTACCAATACGCTACGCCTTCATCATCATATACATACTCTTCGTCAGCAAACTCATCTTCAACTTCATCACCAAAAACATCCTCAACTTCAACCCCAAAATAGCTAAGGAAATCAAACAAATCAACTTTAGCCACAAATGTAATGTCCATGATAAACCCCTATAAAAATGATGCAACACCGCGCTGCAAGCACATCTTAGGCGGCATTTATGACAGATTTGAAACAATAAAAAGGGCCCCCGAAGGGGCCCTAGTGGCAGGCCAGTCACCTCTACCGTACTGAAGCTTATCAGGTCGAACCCGAAGAGCCGTAGATGCCGCGAGGGTCAGACCAGCCGAAGCTGTAACGCTCACGAGCCTTGTAGCGCACATTGCCGGTGTCAAAATCGCCTTCAAAGGCGGTCTTGATTGGCGAACGCTGGAACATCTTCAGACCGTTGGGCGCATCGGTCATGATGAACCATGCGTTGGTGTCGGTCAAGAAGTGGTTCACGGCATAACCGTCAGGAATCAAGCCCATCGATTTGATGGCATTGATATCGTTGTCGGCAGTCGCAGTACGCAGAGTGGACTTCATCAGGCGCTCGGCAGTAAACTGAAGTTCTTTTGGAACAATCATTTTCTTGCCCATAACAGCGATCTTCAAGCCACGCTCGTCGATGAAGCTTGCAATGTCGATCAAACCTTGTTCCAAAGACGTTTCGTTCAGGTCAGCCTGAGTCGAAGGCGTATTGGCAAAGTTTTGAGCCAGTGCAGTGGGGTGGTTCAAGTTGCACAGAGAAACGCCGTCACCGCCGACATAATTGCCGCCAGTAAATGCATTGTTCAGTACAGAAGCCGCCTTGACTTGCTTGGTGTGAGACATCGAACGCGCCAGTGCTTTGGTGTAGCGACCAGAGAGGCGGTCATAGAGGTTGTCCTCTACAGCTTCTTCAGTCAATGCAAACGCCATTGCAATGGTTTCGTGCGTATAACGGGCCGTGAACGATTCGTTCGCGGTGTCATATTGCACGCCTGCGCCTTCAACCTTGGTTGGAGCAGAACCGAAGCCGGTCAACATTACCTCTTCTTCAAACGCACGGTCAGAAGATTCGATTTCGAAAATCTCTTCGTGTTCGTTTTCATAGCGGTTGTACTCCATACCAAACAAGGCATTGAGTCCGGGCTCTAGCTCTTTTACGAGTTGTGAACGTGTAATAGCCATGATTATGCTCCGTCTGCTGCAACGCCAACACTACCGTATTGATGTTGATTAAGTTTCACAACCACCTGTGCATAGGTGCCAAATGCGTTCGTCGAGGTGTCGGATAGACCCACGATTTTGAACGTCAATGCAGCAGTCTTAGCAATGGAGGACGAACTGAGAGTTCCATTGGAGATACCGGTGTAGGTACTGCCAGTGGTAGACGCAGTTGGGTCAGCATTTTTGCCGATGTTTGCTTGGGTGACCGAACCATCTGCCTGTACAAGGAACAATTGGTTTGGATCGTCCTGAACTTCACACACAATGCTACCAATATTGGGGGTAATACTACCGGGGTAGTAATTCTTCCAAGTTGGTTTGTCGGTGCGAGTCGGGTCGTTGTATTGGCAACCGTTAAACACGCCCGTGGGGGCAGTGTGTGTGGAAGCGTCATACTTGATGATGTATCCGTCATAGACAACAACTAAGTCGCCCTGATAGATCGCAGTTCCGTATCCACTTGCAATCAGATAGCCATACTGCTTTTGAGCACCAGTAGCTGAAAGATTACCTAGCGGACGCAGACCAAAAGGCTTATTTACATTTGCCATTTGTAGCTCCTAAAAGATTAAAAAATCCGAATTAACGGTTTCCGAAAGTTGTTTTGGAACTTCTCTCGGGGGATTGAATGCGCATTGTAGAGTGTGCGTTTTCTCGCATCAACTCATTGTCTACTGCGGACAACTGCTCACGGGCCTTCATACGGTAATGGGCATTACGCTCTTCAGCAGTCTCATCAGGGATTTTTGCTAGAAGCAGGCCACCGGTGGTGACCACCCCTGCATGCTTCCCATCCTCAATGGTGGGCATCATGCCTTGGTATTCTTCAGGCAATTCCTCAATGCGCACGAGTTCATAACCTTCGCGCATGCTGCTGTAGACATTTTGCTTATCTACGAATCCATTGACTTCTGCACGAATCCAACGGTATCCATAGCCTTCTGGAGGCGGTGGTGTATCTAAGCGTGAAGGCGCTGCCCATGGCTTGCGACGAGTTTCCTTATCCCGAGTTGGGCGGGCGGCTCTATCGATGGTAATTTTTTCGCTCATGATCATTCCTTTACGTACTTAGCATATTCCTCAAGAGGAACATTCAGCTTCTTAGCAATAGCAATCTGACTCGGCGATAGCCGGACAGTACGGCGCGCACTATTTATCCCCGAACTACGGGAAGCAGGTGCAACAGCAGGCGCGGAACGCTGTTGTCTGGGTTGGGCTGCAAAGCGGGTCGGGAGTTCTTCCCGAAGTCTTCGATCTAATTCATTGTAATACTCATCTGAATCGGGTTCAACCCCCTCTTGCTCAACAAGAGTCTGGTGGATTCCCCAAGCGGCATAAGTAGCCACGCGATCCTGACCATACCATGTATTGCGAGAGGCCCAATCCTCCGCCCGGGGCGAGGGGGTGGGTTTTTGTTGTACCTGAGGGACCTGCTGCTGCGGCATGGGCTGGCGGAAGTTTTCCACCTGCTGTTGCTGGGTCTGGAGCCAGCCTGTAACTTGGCGGGACTCCATAGTCAGGTCAGTCAGACGCTGCTGGGCTTCGGTTTCGGTGTCAATGTCACCTTCTTCTCGGGCTTTGCGGATGATTGCCTTCAAAGTAGCCTGCTGAGTGTCCAGTCGGCCCTTGGCTTCGTTCAAACGGCTGTAATCCGTGTTGACAAGCTTTTGCTGAAGGGTGTACTTCTCGCTTTGCAAGCCTTGGGCAAAGGCAATAGCTGCATCCTTTTGGCGTTCGGCTTCCCGCATGCGGGCAGTAAGCTTGGAGATGCGTTTTTGAACACCTTCACTGACAGTGTCCAGTTCATCACGGTGTTCTTGATTCTCCGAGGGGGCCGCAGGAGCAGCGCCGCCTTCTTCTACGGGATCTTCCACGGAAATGTCCGTGGCGACCTCGCCTTCACCTAGATCAAACTCTAGCTGGTTGTCATTCATAAATTGTCGTGCCATTTTTGGGCTCCTTACATGTGAAGAATGTCATTGGGGTCTTTAATCTTGGCCAAGATCTCGTCATCGTTCAAGATTCGAATCTCGCCACCCTCAATTTGCATCCTTGCACCGGCATATCGGCCAAAAATAATCCAATCACCTTCCTTGCACCAAGGACCGTGAGGGAATTTCTGAGTATCGGCATATGCCAAAGGGCCAACGGCTAAAACGTAGGCACAAGTAGTGAGCAATTGCTGACGATCTAGGGTTTGCCCGGGTAAATGAATTCCACCCTTTGTTTGGCCAACGCCTCGGTAAGGCAAAACCACAATTCGCCAGCCAGTAGGCTGTGGCAAATGGTCTTTGACAGCGTCAAGCTGTTCTTCATGGCTTTGCTTGGCACGAGCTTCGTCTTCTTGCATTGCAATTGCCGCTTGGGCCTCGGCTTCTGCCTTTGCGGCAAATTCCTGAGCCCACTTTTCTTCCAATGGAGTAGCTACAGTCATCAATAGATCCTTAAAGGTTTGGATTTTTCTTGAGAATCTCTTGCACAGCATCCTCAACGAAGTTAAACCCTTCCAACCGGCCCATCATGAACTTGTATTGCTCCATATTCTGCACACGGCCATTCAAAATCATCTCTTGGGACTCTTTACGGAGCCGTTTGATCTGAACAAATACCGCTTCTGCAAATTCCAGCATGGATTTCTCCTATGAAAGCAAACAGTTTGGCCCCTGTTTGAAGGGTTCGTGCGTACTATACCGTAAAACTACGCAAGTTTTACCTTATTAAACGCATCTTTTCGGTAGACGTACGTAACTTTTGGTTTTTCTGAGGCTTTTACTGCCGTTTTTTGCGGCTGTTCTGGCATTTTCTTTGGTTTAACGGGCTTGGTTGCCATTTTGGGCTCCTAGTTGTTGCTGTTTCAAGGCCAAGTTGGCCTGATCCATGCGTTCATCGGACTGTTCTTTCTGCTGATCAAGCTGTAGCTTGGCCTGATTGACCTGTTGCTTGGCTTGATCGCTGGCAGCAGACTGCTGAAGCTCTTGTTTCTTCAAATCAATCAATGGATCAGGGGGAGATGGAGGCTGCAACTTGTCCTGCATAGCCTTCATTGCTTGAAAACCTTCTACTACCTTTAAAGCCACCATGGCTTCGCGTTGCAGCGGCGAGATCATTGAGTCAGGGTCAGTGCCGTATTGCTTAAACAGTTCAGCTTCCACGGCCTCTTCGGCTTGGATAGAGATGTGTTCAAGGATATGTTTCTGCAAAATAATGGGTGCGCCCGGAGCGCCCTGCACTATTGGTGACATACCAAACATTAAATGAGTCATTATGTGCGCATCGTGCTGTTGGCCAGCAAAAGCTTTAAGCGGTGAGCCGTCCAACGCCATGCTGTTTTCGCTGGCCGGGTCTTTAGGCTTGTCCACGTTCTGCGAGTTCAAGATGGAGTCAATATCCCGCACGCCAATGGCTTCGTACATCCTACGGTACGACTCGTACATGTTGTGCATCTGCGGAGCGCTCTGAGCCAGTTGTAACTGGGTTTGCGCCATAGTAATGCGCTGGGCCACCGAGAAGATGTTGGGGTCAGATACCGGCAGTACGTCCACACGGTCATCAAAGTCAGACTTCTTGATGAGGCGCGACTCGCCGGGGACATCGTACGGATACTGGTCAGGAAGGAACTCCGCAAAACCCTTGGCCAGCAATTGGAACTCCAGCTTCTGGCTGTAGTGCAGGCGCTTGTGGATAGAGGACATGACCGCGCTGCCTTTTTCCAGCAGTGCAATCGTTGTGCCCACGGCGGCATTTTGGTTGCTGTCGCCAACTTGCATGTCGGTGATAGATGCCATGCGCCGACCAGCGTCCACGCAAAATCCAAGCAGAGTAAACAACGTCTGACTTGGCTCCTTGTACGGCAGCGGCAACAGGGAGGACTGCAACTCTGCTCCGCCTGCATCCATGTCCCGGAACTCACCCGGTTGCAGCGGCACGTCATCATTCATGATCCGTGCGCCCTTGGCCTTAAAGCCCGCTGGCAGATTGGCGAACGTACCGGCATCGACCAGTTGCTGCAAGGCAGACGTTGCTGTCTTGGTCAGGCCACCAACCAATTGCAAGAAACCAAGGCCATAGGCTCCCGGGCCTTGGACCAAGATGTAGTGCACGTAGTACTGTTTGCGTGCATGCTTTTTGTCGCCCTCTTCCCAATTGCGGCGGATGCCAACAACGGATTTGGAGGTCTCATCCACAGTGATGATGTAGGGCAATTGGATATTTGTTTCCTCGCCCTCCTCATCCTTGTCTTCAAAGCCGGGGAGATCGTAGTCAACTTGGAATTCCAGCAAGGAGACTTCATCGTTATCAGGAGTGGGGGCCACGCCGGTCAGCTTGTCCACTGCCTTTTGGATAACGCTTGGGCTATTGCTGCCAGCGTCTGCGGTCTCGGCATCATCTAAGTACTGACCGCGAACCACGGCCTTGCGGTAGGCGTTGGCGGACATGAATACGCGGTGCGTGATGCGTTCGCATTCGCTCATGACTGACGAACCGTGGTACGGGATGTACAGGTTGTCGGCCAACACAAGAGCGCTCACCATGCGACCCTTGTTCTCGTCGTAGTAGACCTTCTTGAAAGTGGAGCCGCCGTAACCGGTGTAGAACAAAAGCTGGTCAAACTCAGGCGTGTACTCTTCCATCACGTCTGTGATTTGGTAGTTCATGTAGTCCCGCACGCGATCCGCTTGCATCAGCTTCTCGCGGGTTTCCTTGCCCATCACTTGCGTACGCACGGGGCCTTCGGCAGGGAGCAATTCCTTGAGTGCTTGGGATTGGAACTGGACGATGCTCTCGGTGAGCAAGGGGTGGCTCACGCCGCACGCTCCTTTGAAGGGACGGGTGCGCTCTTCGATGTTAAAGCCCAAGAGCTTGAGGCCCTTGCTGTACTGATCTTCCCACTCCTTGCGTGATGCCACGTCCGCATCAAACATGTCCATTAGTTCTTGAGAGATAGAGGCAAGGACAGACTCCGGTACTACCTCGGCAAGGTTGCTGTCAAAGGGGACTTCAGCAGCATCGTCTTCGCCCATGTCAATGACCACGCCACCGGTCTCAATGTCAAAGGTGATGTTGACATCGGGCAGCGGACCGTCATCGACTTCAATGTCCATGCTGCCTGAAGGCAGGTCTTCAGCACGTAGGGCTTTTTCAACTGGCATATTCTGTCCTTATAGGTAGCGGCGATTATCGTCCGATTGGCGTTCAACGGAGCCGCCGTGGCGGAAGCGTACACCCTGTTTCAAGATCCGCGCAGCGGCTTCGGGGCTCCAGACTATCGCATGCGAAAGCATTGTAAGGGGCTCGTTATTCATAACTATGCCATTTGCATCCGTTGGATATTCAACAGACTTTGCTTTCATCAGTTTGTACATTTTTGTGCTATCCACCCCTTCAGGCAAAGGAAGACGCACTATTTGATGTTCAAAACCGGGGCCAAGGTCTCTTAAAATTTCATCAATGTTTCGTGGCATTTTTTCATAAAGTTTTGCTTGATCTGACTCTACCCCGGGAAAAGCCACGAAATTCTTTCCACGTTTTACGCCAGCAAGTACTGCATTTTTAGCTGCAAGTTGTTGAATTACTTGCGGAGAATTCTCCATTCCCGCATAAGCTGGAGCAACATCGTATTTTTTGTTTTTAATGTCTGAAATTAAAATATCTTTGTTAAGCAATTCATTTTGTAAATCACGTAATTTAGCCCCCGTTACTTCATAGCTAATAGTATTTGGGTTTTCTCCGTATTTTGAATACGACTCATGTTCTTCCCTTAGAGTTTCTATTTGGGAATTTAAATTTTGTTGTTCTTGTTTTATTTTATCAATTTTAGGGGCATCATCTGCCGCGCTTTTCCCAACAGCGCCTCTTTGCTTTAACCGTTTATACAAATCGGACTGTAGCTCAGTCACATACATTCCTTCCATTTTTTGACCATTAAGATTTACAGTGTGGTCAGTAAACCGGCTAAAAGCCACCGGGTTTGTTTCATGGCTGTAATGCAACATCATGTGTGTGTACCCCTCCCCCTCAGGGAGTTTGCTGGAATACAAATCACCATGACCTAGGTCAGGGACTAAATAATCAGGAAGTTTATGTTTTAGCCTAGCAAACTCTGAGCCCGTTGCTGTGTGAAAGTCTTTTAAATCACGGTTTATTACATTATCCGCCTGTTTAAATGCGAAATCAGTGTAAGTACCTTGTCCATCCCCAATAGCTTGATCGGCATCAACGGCATCTTTAAACATGGTTTTAACTTCATGATTAAGGACGTTGTGTTTTTCAAAGAAAACCATTAATTTTTTGCGGGTTTCATCTCTTAATTTTTCTACCGTATTTTTTGTAATCATCTGCGCTCTTTCTGTGCCAGAAAGATTTGGATACTGTTGACTAATAATTTTTCCTTCTTGCTCATATTTTTGTGAAAACAATTTTGCATCTGCTTTTGCCATGGGATATTTAAATTCTTGTTGTAATTTTAAGTATTCAGGAATTTGCTCTAAGTAAGGAACAATTTGTTCTTGTTTCCGGCGTATAAGATCTACAGATTCCATGGCATCAAGGGCTTCTTCACTGCGTTGCCCATGGACATCCGCTATCAAACTGGCTGCTTTTTCCGCTGATGTCATTACGGAGTTAGATGTAACACTGGGGTTGATTAAACTCAATTTATAACTTCTTAAGTTTTCTAAAGCAATTTGTACTTGCCTAGCTTCCCGCATTTGATCCGTAACTGGAAGATGCAAGCTTATTACGCCTTGTGGAGGGCTTTTGCCTCTCCCATTGACCATAGTCCACGAAAGCGCTGGATCAGAAGGGTATCTTCCGTTGAACACGTTATCTACCTCGGGGTGGGTGTATCCAACGGTTCCCGGTTCTGCAACTTTGGTGATAAAGTTTTCAGGATGGTAAGTTTCGTCTAATGAATCCAAAATCTGGGAACGAGAAACTTGGCCCGTGCCTAGTTTTTGCATGGCTTCTTTTGCCCGCTCTACCTCGTATGCACGGAAACCCTTGTTCTGTACTTGCTTAATAAACTCAGCCGGGGTAACGGGGCCTGTTAGCGTTTGAGCGTATGCATCCAAAGGGCTAAAAAATGGGGTGGGCGTAGCTCCCCTTTGGGTAGCCATAGCAGAAAGGGATGCGGCGGCGGGAGTTGCTGCATCCAGTGCAGGCTCAATGTTAGCGGCCACTTGCGCTGGAGTTTTTAATTCTTTCAACATGTCAGAAGCTTTTTTGGCAGTTTTTACACCCGCCTTGGCCGCTTTGTAGCCGACAGCGCCAGCACCTACGGTGTCCAAAACATCCAGCGGGGAAGGCGCATACCCTTTGCCAACACTGCCCAGAACATTGCTCACTCCCGTTCCGCCAACAAGGTCGGACATCTTTACGCTGTTTAATGCGTCAGTTACAGGAACCTTAGAAGTTTCAACACCTACTGCCACGTTTGGATTTGTGGGAGAACGTGTATACCTCGTAGGCAAAGTAACGGTGGACTCTTCCATGCTTTTACGTAGGTCTGGGCCAACAAAAGGTATGGCCCCCACTACGTCACCTACCACGTTACCTACTGATGGTCCGCTATCAATAAAACGGTTGAAAGTGTCCACTCCCGACTTTACCGCCTTGACAACAGGGTTCATGCGCTCGGTTTTAGGGTAAAGCTTATGCTCATTGTCCGTGCGAGGAACCCCCATAAAAGAATACTCAGGAGAACCTTCCCCTTCCTCGGGGGAGCCATCGGCGCGTTTGATGGGAATACCGTATTCATTTGGGCCAGTTGTGTGCTTGCGAAAGAAACGGGTCATGGATCCCGGCTCTTCATACAAGTAAGAAGGAACAGGGGTATGGGGAGGCATGTCCCGCGCATCCATGCGAGTCTGGCGCGGCCCGGTCAGCGCATCGTACACCGCCATCATGCTGGTGTTGTTGTACAAAGGGTTTGACGGGAAAATCAGTTCACGCATCTTAGGGTCGTGCGTCAAAAACTTTCCCGTTTGCCGCTCCAAAGCCGACAAAGTTGCCAACTGTTCAGAAAACAAAGCAGACGGATCGCCATCCTTGGCAACATTGGTATACGTTTCTTTTCTGAAATACGAGTTGTCTAACGGACGGCCAAAGAACTGTTCCAGTTCATCCTTGTTGTCCACAATGTTCTTAACCGTCATGTTGATAGGGGCCCACCGGCTTCCCATCAGGTAATACGCCCGGTAGTTGTTGTCCATGCCTTTAATATTTGGCCGACCAAGCAAATCCCCACCCCGGGCATCCATTGAATGCTCGGCTTCATGCAGCATAGTTTCTTCGCGTGAGCCGGGGGAAAGGATAGGACTTAAATTAATTGTGCTGGGATCTTTCCGACTTATAAATCCTCTGACCGAATCACTGAGAGGGTATTTTTCCCGTACATTTGCATCAGGAACCATTGCTTGTACATAAGCCTCAAGAGCCTGCTTAGAACGTGACGGTGGTAGATTAGCACCTTGCGCAGCGGGGTAATCTTTTCCTTGGAAAGAATAGACCGGGGTTTGTTCACCATACTTTGTGGTAACAACCCGACCTGTCTCAGGATCAGTGTTGCTTGCCATGGTATCGCTATCACTGGCAATTTCTTCTCCCTCCTCAGGCGATCCACCCGCACGATGGATCAACCCACCCCGGGCAGCGGTCACCGGTTCTTGGAACGGGCTGCTTGCTTTGAGGTCCACGCTGGCCAAAGCAACAGGGGCTGACTCCTGACTCAACCAATCACTGCCGCCTTCATTGCGCTCCCTGTACGCCTGTATCGTCGGATCATCCTCATCGGTGTTGTCTGCAAGATAGGACAGCGCCATAGCGGCATGGTAGTTTGGTCCGAGGGCCGCGATCCTCGATTTGATATCCTCGGTCGGCGCAGCCTCTGCCTTCCTCACAGGAGGCGTAGCCGGAGGTTTGGGAGCGCCAGCGGTGGCTGCTGGAGCGGGGGCGGCGGCAGCGAAAGAAGGAGTAGGCTCTGCCTTTTTGGCTGTTTGTATTGGGGAGCCCGTCACCCTGACAACATAATTTGCTGTCTCCTCGGGGATAGCGCCTTTCTTTCCCCCAGCAACCCACTTGTCCACGTTGCCCGGACCCCAGTTGTAAGCCATGGCAGCAATTTGCCGATCCTTGTCATACCGATCCAACATCGCCTGCGCATAATCCTTGCCCACCCGGGCCCGCTCATCAGGAGACTTGTTCTTGGCCGGGGTTACCCCAAAGCCGGGATCAAGATTGGTCTTATCGATAACCTGCATCTCACCCTTGGCAGTACCATGCTTGGTCCTTGGACCTTGCAGCAGCTTGCCATTCTTATCATACCTACGGCCACTGCTTTCCGCATCCATGATGCGGTTGATGAATTCTTGATCTGATGGGTTAGCCATGGTCCGTGGTCCTCGGAGCGGGAATGATGCGTATTATCACCATTTTACTGAGTCGTCAAGCCGAGTCAATAGTACTCCATCACCGCGCTGTCTGCATATTCTGGATCTTTCTCGTCCGAGTCCAAAGCAATAAAGTTGCCAGCCCTGAACCGGCTCCAAGCCATCACAGCAGAATCCACCTGATCATCATGTGAGCCATTAGGAAACGCAGCGCACTCCTCCACCATCTCTTGTGCCCACTCCAAATCAGGCGGATACCAAATCATTCCCGACTCCAACAAAGGGGCTACCGCATTGGCGCGGGATATCTTGTCTTGGCCCGTGCGCCGCCCACCAGGGGAGTACATAGTCACAGGAATTCCTATCTTGCGGAGTTCCTGCTGGAGTGGCGTTCCGGTGGCCTTGGCCTCTATCAAGACGTTATCGGGATTCCAATAAAGGTACTCGGCCCGCGCAACGCGCTTAAGCTCAGGGAAATCCCAGCGCCCGCGCTTGACGTTGAGCAAGATGAGATTGGGCCCCGAGTCGGCATTGGGAGTGAATACGCCCCACGTCGAGATAACAGAGTAGTCCGCCGTCTCCTTCTTGGAGTACGCCGTATCGTACGACTGGATAATGTACTCACAGGCCGGGGGCTCATCATACGTCCACTTGCGCCACCAGTCGCGCTTCAAAATAGCGCCCTCATCATTGGTGGGCTGCTGCTGCCACTGGGCGTTCCACTTCTTCAGGCCAATGCTGACTTTTACCTTTTCTAGCTCATCTATGCTCCAATACTCGGGCCAAAGAGCGCGGCCAGAAGGAAGAATGGCAGGAAATTCCAATATCTCCCACTGATCAGACTTTAACTGCCCCTGCTGCTTTAGTAAGCGTCCTGTAAGGTCATCGGTCTTCCAACGGGTATTGATCACGATGATCGTGCCGTTGGGCTGGAGCCGCTGACGGGGGCCAGAGGTATACCACTCCCACGTATTCTCCATAGCCGTTTCTGACAAAGCATCCTGCTCGTCCAAGATATCGTCCAAGATCACAATGTCTCCGCCGCGCCCGGTCATCGCGCCACCCTTACCAATGAAATAGGCTTCTCCACCACCCTTCGTGTTCCACCGACCAGCAGCCTTGCTGTCAGCAGATAGGCCCACGCCGGGGAAGAGTTCCTTGTACTTGTCCTCGTCAACAAGGTTCCTGATCATCCGGCCAAAGCGCTGAGCCAACTCGGCAGTGTGAGATCCAACAATAAGCTTAGAAGCAGGGAGCTTGCCCATCAGATAGGCGGGGAACAGATAGCTGCCCATCTGTGACTTGCCGTGGCGCGGGGGCATGGCAACCATCAACCGCTTGCACTTGCCCTCGATTACACGATCAAGGGCCTTGGCGATACGCCGGTGGTGTTCACCAATGATGATCTCCGGCCAGACGTAACGACAGAATTCTAGGAATTCATTGGATGCTTTAGCGCGGATATCGATTTGCTGGAGGCGCAGCTCTAGCAAGAGGCGTTTGTGTTCTACATCGGACGGTGGAGCGAGGCTCATGGGCAGACTCATAAAGTTCTGAATTTTTTTAGTATACCCCCACCCTTGCCTTTTTAAAAATAAGGGGGTGGGTTCCGTAAGTCCTAGATACCGTTGTGCAGGTGTAAAACAGAGGCGAAGCTGGCGCTGAAGCTGACGGTACCTTTGTGGCCCTCCCCCCATGCCACGCATGGGGCCCTAACGGGCAAGGGAGGGCCACAGCCCATAGCCTGCGGCTATGGGGCGCGGTGCGCGATAGGGGGATAGGCTTAGGCTATGGGCGGCATGCCGCCCATAGCTATTGGGTAATGCTTACCAATTTATATTGCGTTATTGGAAATCATTAAAGCGACTCTATTACATTTGGCAAGCATCGCGTAAGTGCTTGATTTATAAGGCTTTTTTGGGAATAGGCCAGGTGCACGAACTGGGGCGCTGCGCACAGGCAAAAGAAAAGCGGCCCGACTGGGCCGCTTAGGGTAACTGGGCCCACGGGCCCAGTTCGGGGTTACGCTGCTGCTTTTTCCATTGCTTCGCGTGCCTTATACGCTGCTTTGCTTTCTTCGCTCAAGCGCTTGGCATCCGCCTCTGAGTGTAGATCTACTTCCTCAAGTTGTACGCCAGCGAAGTTGCTGGCGTATGAGAAGTCAGGGCCAGCGAAGTTGCCATGCGCAGAAGTCTTGCGCAGCGTGCCGATAAACCCGATAAGCGCTTGCAAGTCTTTGGAAGAAACGCTCTCAGGTATTACCAGTTTGCAATCCCATCCGAGGTTTAGTATACGAGTCTTCATGATGCTATTCTTTCTAGGTTGGTTGATACCGGATCCGGCGGATCCGGTAGGTGAATTATACCATCAATCAAATGTGATTGATACGTTTGCGCCGCTCAATAAATCCTGTACATCGATTGGATTACTTGACATGTAATCTTGCACTTGTGTCTCCAAATCTATGTTATCAATCGCGTTCTCAATCTGGCCCTCAATATCCAGATCTTCAATGGCCGATTCAATTTTCTCGTCCACCTTTCGATCAAAGGCATCGAGCGCGTGCTCGATGCTATTCTGCACCACGGTGAAAGACTTTTGAATCTCCGATTCAATTAGCTCGAGCAGCGGCGCGTTAGCCTTGGCCATGTCTGCCTGATGCAATTTTATGGCCGTATTCAAAACCATATGAACGGCAGTGTGCACTGCCGCTGCGTTGTCCGCGCCGCCTGCAATATTGGCGGCTTGGGTCAATGCTGTTTCCATGTCCTCGCATGTTGCGAACATGTTGTTCACGTACGTGGAGAGTTTAGTGCCTTGGGTTTTCATGATGCTATCCTTTCTAAGTTGATAATGTAGCCCTGCTGGGGGCTGGGGTAAGTATACCCCAGCAGGGCGGCTGCGCTACACAATTTTATCTATCGGGGCGTGAGCCCCGATAGCATACCGCTACCAGCTGGACTGATAAGTAAATGTTGACCACCTGTCGCGCTGCGCGAATGCCAGCGCCTTATCCAGCGCCTCTACAGTGTCGCGCAAATCGTCAAAATAATAATCGGTGATATCGGTGGTGCCAAAAAAGAATCCGGCACTGGGCGGCAACAGCTCCCCAGCCAAAGCGTTATCGTCCAGCACTTGCTGGCAAGTGTCGCGCAGCGCCTGCAAGTGCTCTTTTTCCACAACATACGAATCGCAATTGTCCACGCCATCTTGCACGTTATCCACAAACCATTTGTGAATGGCATTTGCTTTGCGCCAGTACATAGCGCGGTAAGTAATCCCACTTACCCGCATACCAGCGGCCGCGATAAACGGCACTTTTTCCAATTCCATTTGTTCGGCATCGTCATAAGCATTGACGCTGCTGCGCGCATTGAGATACATATCTAAGCCCATAAAATATCCTTTCTAGGTTGTATGCCATCGGCCGATGGCATAGCTACATTATAGGGGCATACCAGCCCCAGCCCCGATTGTATTTATCAATCAAACCAGCCCCACCGATAGATAACAAAGCTTCGCGGCCCTTGGCTGCGCCAGCCCTTCGGGCGCGGGCCGCGAAGCTTTGAGCGTGGCACGCGAAGCGCGTGCCACGGACCACGGAGCGCGGCCCGTGGTGCATTTTTATTCGCTGTCGGTGCGCGGCTCGAGGGCAGGTTTACGATATTAAAAACAACCGAAAAAGCGCCAGCGTATTTTCCCTTTTTACGGGGGAAATACGCCAGCGTTACGCTATCGTTAAGCGGCCAGCAATTCCACGGCTCGATTTTTTAGGGCGCTGCCGGTGCCAAACCATGCCGATTCAAGGCGGGTATTGTCGCTGCGTCCGCGCTCATGGTCCACCAATTCGGTGACAGCGTTAAGCATTCCCCAGCGCGTGCCGGTAACCCCGTCGATATCCGAACCAATGGCCGCGCCTTCGAATAATTGAATAATTCGCTTGTATGCGCGGCTATCGGTGACAGCGGTTTTCCCTTGGTGGTAAGGCTTGAGCAATTCGGCCACAAATGCATCGGCTTCGGTGGTGGTCATTGGCACGCCTGCCAATTGGCGGCTTTGCACTAAAAAGCGCTCGAATTGATTCGCCACGATTCCCAATTGCAAGCGGACAGCGTCAGCGTCGAAGCGCTCACTATGCAGCACGCGAATTGCACTTTTCAAATAGCCCTTTTCGGTGTCGGCTTCGCCGCCTACTGCTGCTGTGATTGTGTTATTGCAAACCACGCGAATAGCGGTGAATTTGGCCACTGTGGCCATTGTTCCATCATATGACGTGCCCAGCAATAGGTAGGGCTTGACCATATCGCCGTCAATAACCGGTGCAGCGTCACCCACGGATGCCAGCGCCCAAACCCTACGGCCAAAGCTAAGGGCTCCGGCTGTTTCCAATTGAAAACCGCCTAGCGCTACTAAGTCAGAAAAGAACCCCATTATTTGCGCGGGCTGGACTACGTGGTATCCGTCAGACACTACGGCCAAGGGCGCGCCGGTATCGCTGCGGTGCAATACTTTGCGGCCCTTGAAAGCTTCCGGCTCGGTGGCCGCAGCAGTGCGGAACAATACGGGAGATTCCAGCACGTCATAGGCCAAACCGGCTTCGCGTGTCCACGTATCGATTGAAGCATCGGGGGTTAGTGCCTGCCCTAGGCCGTGCCATGGGGTTTTACCAGCGTAAGCAATTGCGGCTGTGCCGGTAGTGGTGTCGATCATATGTGCCATAACTATTCTTTCTGTAGAGTTTAAAAAGTACCGGTTAATTTGTGCCGGTACTGAATTATAAGGGGAATATTCACTGCCTGCCGATTGAATTTTTCAATCGAATTTATCAAGTAGCCAGCCTAGGGCTATGATGACCCCAAGGGCCACGAATGCCATGATCATGCAGTAGCCCTCCCGATATCGCCTGCGATATGGTGGCGCAACATTGAGCGGTGCGGCAAGCGCTGCGCAAAATCCCGCACTGCCTGCGCATCATTGGCCGCGCCCTTCTTTTTAGTAGCGTGCCACTGAATCGCTGTCGGTCCCGATGCAGCGTAGCAGCCGCCTTCGGCATCGGTGCCTACTTTCTTTTTACCCGTGCCATGGCCGACAAACACCACAACAAAATCGCGGTTTCCACGTGCGCATAAGGGGGAACCATTCCCGCACTGGTGGCATGTAAACGAATCGGACAATTCGGCAGGGCATCGAACAAAGCTTATCCCGTGGAATTTTTTAGGCCATTGTTCGGCGCTGTCATATGGTGCAGCATACACGGCAGGCCTTCCAAGCTCAACGGCCCGCGCAGCGTCCTGCATAGTGTCACAGCTCGCATTGAATGTCGTTTTCCCTTCGGCAGGCAGTGGCAAAGCTTCCGCCTGAAAGTGACTGTAAGCCCACGCCAAGCCGCCACGGGGTACAGCGTCATAAACCGCCTGCATATATTCGCTGTCGATTTGATCCGTGCCGGTTTCGCTTTTCGGGTGAAGCTTGCATGTCTTCGGGCAAGTGCCATATGTCTCGTGTTCGCCTGCGCGGTAAGTTACCGCTATAGGGCCCGTTTTGCTGTTTCCGCTAATTGCTACTGTTTTTAACATGATGCTATCCTTTCTGTTGTGCCGGACTATTCCGGCATGGGTTGATTATGCAATAGCTGTCGCTGTCCTTTGATTGTATTTTTCTATGGTTTCACGGGAGATAATAGGTATCGCAGTGCGTGCCGGAAAATCCCACGGAAAACCATATATCACCATATTTTCCGCATGATGACGGGCGGCTTTGAGAGTATCGAAAGCAGCGACAGCAGTGCGGGTGCTAGGGTAGCAAACAACGAATTTCACGCGCTGGCGCGGCTTGGGGTGCTGGCGGTGAATGCTTACGGGGTTAGGCCCTTCGTGAACAAAGGCGGCATTACCCGTCTGCTCAATATAAAAAGCGGCTTCGCTGTCGGCAGCGTGCTTGGTGTCGAATGATCCGAGCAGGGTGTGATTATGGTTATAAACATTAAACATTTTTTGCCCCTTCCTTCCAATACATAGCGCCAAAGCCCATAGCATGGTTCCACAAAATGTATGCGTCAATTACCGTGCGGCTTTCGCAAAAACGCTCCGATATTTTTTCCTCGTCGTAGTCCATCGACAACATGAGAGCAATGGTCTCGACATTTGCTTTGCTTTCATAGCCCATGCATTGGCCGTACGCCTCAACAAAAGCTTCTATCTCTTTTGCGGTTTTCATCTCTCTATCCTTTCTTGGGTTTAACAGTACCAGCTAATCTATGCCGGTGCACCATTGTAATCGGGTTTTAGCGTCCCGCCGATTGCATTTTTCTATTGCTATTCGGTTGCCAATAGCTTTCGCAATTCTGACCAGTTCATGGTACGCGAAGGCCACCACGCCAAGGGCGCAAGGCGCAGCCCTTGCTGGTATAGCTCAATTGCAGCCGCGCCCTTGTACAAGGCAATGGAATCAGGCGGGACAGCCGATTGACTACTGGCCGCGCCGCCGTCCCGTTTGACCAGCACAAAAGAAGGCCTGCCCGCAGCCGTGTGCCGAGTAGCAAATGCCACTTGATGGGACCGCAGCGCGACCTTCAGGCCACTGGTAACGACCTTTAGCTCGACCATGACAAACCGAGAATCAACGCCGACCAGCATGTCAGGCACACCAAGATTTACGCGATTCTCTATGCGCTCAATGTCACAGCAGCCAAGGGAAGCCCGCACGCGCTGCGCGAATTTACTTTCCGGTGTCGTCGCCATGGTCCATCTCAAAAATGTCGAGAGGCGGCTCCGGTACGCCTGCGTCGAAGGCCGGATCTGCCTGCTTGGCCATGCTGTCCATGACTTGACCGGTATCAGCGTCAATCAAGGCAGTGGGAGGGGGTCCGCCATACAAGCGCTTGAGTTCGTCTAGCTGGTGCTGTACTTCCTCCTTGCTCATGCTGTCGATGGTGCCGTGCCTGATTTCCTTGCGCTCGACATAAATGGTCCCTAGCGCCTGTCCGCGCCGGTATTCCGCAGCCACGGCAGCCGAGAAGGCCCCAGCGGCCAACGCCTTGTCGCGGATGATTTGCAGGTCCATCATGTGCCGCTCATAGCTGGTGTTGTACTTGGAGGCCAATTCAGCCCTGTAGGCCTGTATTGCAGCCACTACGTGGGGGTACTCCTTGGGGTTGGTCAGCTTCCACGCCATGACGCTTGCAGAGCCCTCCTTGTAGCCTGCACGGATGGCAGCTTCCTTCAGGGTCACCCGCCCGTCACCGGAAACGTACTCCTGCACAAACTTCCATTCTTTTTCATTGAGCACTTTGCGCTGCTGACGCAGGGGCACAACTACCCCAGCCATGCGCTGCTTGGCCTTGTCCGGCACAACCGGAGGTACGTTCCAAACGTCCTTACGTGTCATGCTGTCCTCCACAGGCGAAAGCCTTTATCCACTTTGCGAAGGGTGAAGTGCCAAGTGGGCTCATGCGTCTTGCAGAAATGGCTAGAAGCCACCCTAGCGGACGTGCCCTTAGCCAGCTCAGCAAAGAAGATGCTATCGCCTACTTCCATCTCACGGAAAGGGTACAGCGTCCTTCCCCTAGGAACGGGGATATCGGGGTCAATTTGTAGGTCTGGGAGTAGCATTTCATTAAGCCTATCGAAACAAGGATAACGATAGTTTAACTCATGTAAGGCAGGAAAGCAAGGGGCACTTCCAGAGGCCTCCCTATAGAGTTTTTTCATCAGAAAATAAAAATGGAAATTTTTTTTTTTAAACGTAGGGACCCCCCAGTAAATTACACCATCACACTACCCCTGATCTCACTGTAATGAGATAACCTATTGATTTATATCACTTATTACACCAATTACGTCATTACGCCTAATTCCACGAAAATAAAAACAAAATCTTTTTTCTTTGGAAAAACTCTATAGGGACCCCTCCAAATACATATAAAAGCCCATTCTTTATATGTATTTGGGCATATAAGCCAAATCTCTAAGGGTAAACCCTAGTATCAATTTCTACAATTGACACCCAAAACTAAGGGTGTTTGTAAGGCAAACTAAGGTAGAATAAGCCTCGGGCAACGGCCCAAAACCCTTTAATCGTCATAAACTTAGAAAGGATAGAGAAATGACATCAATGATACCTAAACACACTAGCATAGCTGACTTAACGCTAAAGTTACCCATAGAGGTGCATTATGGTAACGATGACAGTGGTTCTGCGCGTATAACTTCGGTAAAAGTCGTCGTGGGCCGCGAGGCGTTAGAAGTGATCACTTTGTTGTCTGAAGAGGACTTTTTTGACATCTTCATACAGCTTGAAAACTACTACAACGTGGTGGACTGACATGCCATATTTGAACTACTTATACGCTTTGACCGGCCCGATTCGCTCTTTGGATTGCGAGTTGTATTACGAGCCTGCTACGCCAGCGACCTTTGACGAGCCTGCCGACCCCGGCGTGTTGACATTGAGCAGCGTAAAGGCAAACAAGGTTGAGATTATGGACATCCTGTCCTACTCCACGATCCGAGACATTGAGCAGTGTGCTGAGATCGCTTTTGACACTATGGGCGACGAGCCCGAAGGAGATTTTGATGAATAAAGTAAGCAACATGGGAGACCTTATCAACGAGGAAGTAGCTCAGAAGGTTGCGGCCTTTCGGGCCATACCCCCTGAGCAGTTAGAGCGGGAGGAGCGCCAACGGGAAGAGCAGCGTAGGTACGAGGCGCTGCATACCCGCTTTGAAACCGAAGAAGACAGGGACAAGGAATACCTGTTTTGGTCCAAGGAGCATGGTGAAGTGCAGATCTTTGCGCAGGACGAGCAAGAGGCGTGGGACAAGTTCTACGAGGAACATAGTGGTAACGGCGACTACGAGGTCACGATCCAAGAAGTCGTAGCAGGGGGCCAGGATGACTGATACCCGCTTCCCTTCCCCGACTTGGTACATAGTATTGCTGGAAATTCCTGAGGGTTCGTATTCGGTTTTGGTTCTTGCTGACAACGAGGCTGATGCCAAGGACGAATTTAAGAGTACGTACCCCGAAGTCAAGGCTACGGATGAGCAGTTGGAGGTCTACGAGGCCACTGAGTGTCCCGAATGCCACTACATGAACCATAAGCAGTCCACGATCCGCGATTCGTGGGGCGTGGACCTGTATTCCTGCTACGTGTGCGAAAGCTGCGCTGAGCAGTATGGAGGAGATTTAGACCATGCGTAATTTTGTTCGTTTGTATTTCATGTTCAGGCGCAAGGGATGGTCCTTTGCGAATGCCGTGAAAGATTCTTGGAGAATAGTGAAATGAGTTTTTTTAATTTTAAACAGGATGCCAACCTATTGGCGCGAGTCGAGGTCCTTGAGACTCGACTCTCTATTCTTGAAGGCACTTTGAGACAGGCTAGAAACACAGTGGCCGTCCATGCAGGGATGTTGCAGGCCTTGATTCTTGACAAGAAGGCCAACGATTCGCGTGAAGACTTTGAAAAAGCGGCCAAGTTGGAGCGCCAGCGTGAGTATGCCCGCAAGTATTACCACGCCAACAAGGAGGCTATCAAGGCCAAGAAGCGCGATAAGCAGTTAATGAATGGGCAAACAACAGTTGTAAATCCTAACCAGTTGGAGTTGCCTGACATGGCGGTAGGGGGCACGTCATGACCCCAGCAGAATCAAAGGCGTACTACTTAATATCATCGTTGCACACCGAAGCTTTGATAGAAAACGTACGTTTGCAGCAGCGCCTTGATGATGTTTCTTCCAATTGGTTTAAGGCGTTTAAATATTGGATAAAACGTAAACTTGGAATTGAGAAAGGATACAAAATATGATGCGAAAGATCGGGTTACGGGAATTATTTAAAGAGCCATTTCGCAAGCCTTCCCCTTTGGAGATGATAGCGGAGGAGCTTGCTGAAAGTCACTTGGCCAAGCTCCAAGCTGAAACGGCAGTCGAGTATGCGCAAAGCGTAGTTGACTACAACCTTAAACGCATTGAGCGGCTTAACGCCCGCATGGAGGAATATAAATGAAAGATGAAACGATTGATGCAACGATTGCGAAACAATACACCGACTGGCACGTAAAGACCGGCGGATTTGCAAGGGACAAAACTTTGCGTGATGAATTTGCGGGGGTAGCGTTGCGGGGCTTGCTTTCTTATGCGGCGACATCAGGCAAATACGCACCGCCCGACGATGAACTTGCAAGGGAAGCATACAAGATGGCAGAGGCCATGCTCAAGGAGCGTGCCAAATGACTAACTGTTGCAACGCAAACGGCGAATGTACACAAGGGCGTGATTGCCCTATACGCAAGCAACGCGCTCAAGAAGCCAACGATGCGTTTATGAATCGAAACAATGGGCTTGAGCCTGACTTAATAGATGATCTTGCTGCCAGCGTCAAGGGCTTGATTGCTTTGGTGTGCGTGGCGACTGGTGTGGCAATGATTGCTTTTGCGTTTTGGGGGAAGTGATGAACAACGAAACACAAAGAATCATGGAAGCACTGATGCTGATATACGGTAGTGACTTGCAGGCCGCAACGATAACGGTGCTACTTAAAGATGGCGACACTGCTGTGCGTTATTTATCGTCAACATTCCCACAGAAAGAAAAACAAGATGACACAAACTGAAAAAGCAATCAGAGACTTTTGCGGACATCACGCAGACTGGTGGCCCTCTACTACTCAAGTGCAAGAGATGCTGGCTTTGGCGCAGCCCTGCTCAACGTGTGAAGCGTTAGCCCGTGCTGTGATGCTTGACCAGACATCGCATGACACACAGCGCAAGCCTCTAAGAGACCATGAGATTGCACAGATTCTTGACCGTGAGCGCATGAAGTGGAACAAGTCACCGCCCACGGGTGAGTTTGATTTAGCGTTTGCTAGAGCCATTGAAGCCGCCCACGACATAAAGGAGTAAAGCATGGCCTTTTCACGACTACCGGATAACTTTGAAGAAGCATTAGCGGAGGTCAAAAGTTGGAGGGCTTCTCACTGGAATGCGAAAACAGTGTTGGCTGAAGATGCTATCCAGCGCATGGCAGCAGAGTTAAAAGCAGCCAACGAGTGGATAAGGGCGACAGAGAAAATCATTGCCGACCAAACAGCCCGCATCGTTGACTTGCAGACACACATTGATAACTTTGATGGAGAAGACAGATGAAACTAACTGAAGAACAAATTTGGAAGTGCAACCAAACCATCAATTATGAAAATGGCGAAGTTGTAGATGCTGTGCACATCTGCCTTGAGCATCAGAACGTGGTGGACTTTGCACGTTCAATTGAGCGTGAGATTGGGTTTGCCCGTGCAGAGCTTTGGATTAAGCGCATCAATGACGCTGTTGAGGCAGAGCGTGAGGCGTGTGCAAAGGTGTGTGATGACTGGCCCAACGGTCGTGACGATGTGTATTCAATCGGCGTTGCCATCCGTAACAGGGGACAAGCATGAAAGAAGAGTGGCTATTCCCCGGAGCAATGGTTCCGGTGGACATGGAAACGACAGCCGCGCTGGTGGCTGAAATCAAAAGGCTGATTGACGTTGTTGGCGGCTTGGTATTGAAGCAAGGCCCAGATTACGAGCGCGGGTTTGTTGACGGTATGCAAAAGCAGATGCAGTCTAGTGTTGACAGGGCGGTGAATGCAATGGCTGAGCAAGACTGCGTAGGTTGGTTTAGCTATGACACTGGTTTGCGTCTTTGGTTTGAAGCAAACAAAGGTGACGATGGCGCTATCCCACTATACAAGGCAAGGAGTAACACATGAACAACGAACAAGTAATGCAGCTACTGGCTGACAACGGACTGCATGAAGGCGGCATGGACAACTGGGTTCTTGATAACGCTTGGGTGCAGTTTGCTAACTTGGTAGAAGCAAAAGCCCGTGCCGATGAGCGTGAGGCGTGTGCAAAGGCGTGTGAGAGCCATGTATGGAGCAAGGATACTACATGGTGGCTTGAAAGTACCAAATCAGAAGTAGGTGCAGAATCAGGAATTCAATGCGCCGCCGCCATTCGCGCAAGGGGAACAACATGACAGGCTATCAAAGCAAAAAGGCAGCGGCGCTGGACGAGGAAGGGATGTACCTTGTGCATCACACTAAGCGCAAAGTAGATGACGATGATGACATCCAAGTCTATAAGCGCCCGTGGGTAAGCCTGACGGATGAGGAAATAAAAGAAATCGTTGGGCCGTGGGGCGACACGCCTATCAAAGGCTACACCCGCAAACTGTTTGACCAAATTGAATCCAAACTAAAGGAGAAGAACACATGAACTCACAAGAAAAAACATTTGATGCCATTGCCAAACTAAAAGACATTGAGCTTGAATTGCTCCGCTTGAGGAATGCTTTGGATATGACAAACAAAATAATAGACGCGCAGACGCGCCCGTGGGTAGGGCTGACGGATGGGGATGAGATTGATTGGGATGGTGGCGATTTAAAGTCACTTATTGCCTCAGTTGAAGCCAAACTAAAGGAGAAGAACAATGGATGAAGACAAATACGATCAGCTTGGCGCTCGTTACGTTAAAGCGTTGGGGGAGTCTATGAAACGAACACAGGACGATGAGGTCAACAGCATAAAGAGAGTCCAACTACACCTTGACGCTTCGGCTTATGCAAACAAGCGTATAGCAATGCACAAGGAAGCGATCAAGCAACAAAAGCAAACGCCGCTGGACGATAAGGTACACAACGGCACATGGATAGCGCACTACGAAGGCTATGTAGCGGGATACGAAGCAAAGGAAAAGAAATGACTATCGCATGGTACGACCCCACTAACCACCACGTTAGCACGGACAAGAACGACCCCATGTTCACGCCGCTTGGGCAGTTAAAACCTTTGGAAGAAAAGCGCCCGTGGGTTGACCTGACAGACAGTCAGATTGAACAGGTCTACTACGATATTGTAAAGATTCACCGTGGTGCGCCTATGCCGTGGGGACAAATTAATTTTGGCAAAACACTGCAAGCCCTTATTAAGGAGAAAAACACATGAAAGTAACAATCCAACTTGAAGAAAAAGCTGAAGTGCTTGATGCAATTCACGCCGATGAAGCGTGGTTAGCGCTCAGAGAAATACAGCGCTTGCTACGTATAAACGAAAAGCATGATGTTGGCGATGCAGTCACGCTACAGCGTATCTCAACTGAGATAATTGATGTTTTTAGTGCTAGAGGTGACAATGTATAAGTCCAACCACCACGCCATAAGGATGGCTCTACAAAAGTATCCTGATGGGTTGACCGCAGCTGAGATAGCTGAACGCACTGAAAAAGACCGGACCGCGATCAATCGTTCTTTATCAGTAATGCCCGATACATACATAGACCGATGGGTTTCCTTTAGGGAACATAAAGGTCAATGGACCGCTATATGGTGCGTAGTAGTACCCCCCGAGAATTGCCCTAAACCCACGGAGAAACCATAAAATGATATTGACCTTTGATAACGTAATCGCAGTGCTGGATGACTTGGCTAAGGCCTACCGCCAGACCAACGGCCTTGACGGGGCCCACGATAAAGCGCTGGTAACGGCTGAAGCGGTGATCAATAAATTCCGCGACATCCAAGCACAACAGGCAAAATACATGCAGCAGCCTGATCCAACAGCGAAGTAGAATACCGCCGACTCACCCCCGTAAGGGGTGGCCATCACGCATGGGGATTGGTCTTATCGGGAAAGCTGCCGGTGACCAGCAGACACATCGTCTGACAAACCAGTCCCCAGCCGTGTTGGTGTAGTTCAGCTAATTCACCTTAAGGTGGGCCGAGGCATCGGTGGGAAGAACAGGCCCATGCAGGGTTACGCGCTGGGTTCGAAGCCAGCCACCAACAACCTACTTTGCTGATCCCCAAGTCGGACCGACTTCCACATCGCACCGGCTTGGGACTTCCAGCTTCACTGCTTCCATCATGATCTGCGCAGCGGCCTGCGCCTCTTCCCTGCTCTTAACGGACAATGCAAGCTCATCATGCACTTGCAGCATGCTCCTGATCCCCGCTTTGTGCAGCGCCACCATGGCGGACTTGACCTGATCCGCAGCCGACCCCTGTATCAACCTGTTGAGACCCTTGTAAGTCCCGCTGCGCTTGATCCGTTGCCCGTATTCCATGACTGCCTGCTCTCGCGGCAGCGCCTTGTTCACACCCCATTCCATTGGTTCCCACAAAGGGAACCTACACTTGCGGCCCAGCAGCGTGCGGATGCTCCCGTTGGACGTGGGGCTATCTATGCGCTTCATGACCGCATTGACCGTGCCCTTAAGGAACGGCACATTGTGGTGAAACTTGGTGATCAATTCATCAGCCTCGCTGATGTGCAAGTCCAACTGGTTGGCCAGCTTGCCCTTGCCCATACCGTACATCAACCCTAAGCCAATTGTCTTGGCAGACTTGCGGCCAATTCCCGCCATGTCGGCCACCATCTGGTGAAAGTCAGTGTTAGGGTTTTCCCTATAGGCGTTTACCATTACATCGGCCCCGGGCAAATCCAAGAGGCTTGCATAGTGGACCAGCAGTCTAGGTTCTTGAGAACTAAAGTCATTCGATGCCCAAAGCTCCCCCTCTTCCGGCAGGAACAAGTTACGCACCATAGGGCCAATGATTTCGTGGCGGGCGGGTACTTGCTGGAGGTTGGGGTTGGCCATGGACAGCCGTCCTGTAACCGTGCCCCCATCATCACTGCGCATCTGATTGACGTGCGGGTGGATGCGGCCTGTCTTGGCGCTGAACTCAAGGTAGGGCTGTAGGAACGTGCTATGGGTCTTGTTGGTCTCACGGGCTTCCACAATCATCTTGGCAACAGGGTGACTGCATGACTCCAAGAAGCTCTTGGTAAAGCTCGGCGCACCGGCCTCGGTCTTGGCGTAGGGGAGCCCCAGCTTGTCAAAGGCGGAGGCAATGCTTTGTGGAGTCCAGATATCCACAGAGTTACCCACAAGGTTGCGCATGTGCGTATAAAGCTCCTTCTCCCGCTTTTTGAGCTTATCCATCAGCATCTCACAGTTATGTCTGTCAAAGCGGATGCCACGACGAGTCATATCCAGCAGCACAGGGAACACAGCAGTTTCTAAGTCAAAAATAGATTCGACTTCTTCTTGTCTCATCTTTATCTTTAGTGCTTGCCAAAGTTTTAAAGTTAAGGCAGCATCTTGCTCGGCGTAGTCGCCCACATACATGGCGGGCAGCTTCCACAGCTCCTTCTTTGGATGCACACCAAAGTCGGCTGCGGCCATCTTCAATCCGGTTTCCGACTTGGTCTCTTGTAGGTAGTCGTAGCCAAGGGAGTTGAGGGAGAAACTGAAGCGATTTTCGTCAATGAGTGGCGCTGCAAGCATCGTGTCCACGATACGGCCATTGATGGTAAATCCGCTGGCGTAAAGCCACCCTGTGTCATAGGCTGCGTTATGCATGACCTTTGTTGCGGAGGTGGAGAGGATTTCTTGTATCCAGCGATCAACTCGGGATTTGTCAAGGTTACCACCGCCTTGATGGGCAATAGGGTAATAGCCGGACCATCCGTCCACAGCAACAGCGTAACCAACAATAAAACCATCGTTTCTGGGCCAGCCCGGTCCAAAAGATTCCATATTTGGGTCACAGGTTTCGAGGTCAATTGCAATCTCCTTGGCGGTGGATAAGTTGGGAAATGTGTCTGGGGCAACCCACTCGCAAGGGGTGGGAAATAATGGCATGGTCTTCATATCTTGAATCCTTTTTCAATGTGTTTAGGCAGCACCAAGTGCAGGGTTTGTTTTGCCCGGGTGATGCCCACGTAGAACAACCGGTGTACGTTGTCAGGGTTGCGGGCATATTCTTTGGCAAACTTTGGGGACAGGTCCATGAGCAGCAGGACGTGGTCCGCCTCGCCGCCTTTGGCTCCATGAATGGTGGATAACCTGATCCTCGGCGCTTGATTCAGTTTCACCCCACGGCGCAGCAGGGCAATCATGTACTCCTTTGTATCGTCAGCAATCTTGGTCAGCGCTTCATGCCAAATAACATCAGTCAGCAGGCCAAAATTGTCTTTCAGTGTTTGCATGTTGTATAGCGCAGAGCTATCCCCGCTGCGAAAGGTCTTGTGGCCTCGGGCCACGGCACTCGCATCGAGATACCGGTAAATAGATGCGACCTGATCCCCCAGCACTTCGCCACCACGGCGTAATCGCTCCCAGTTGATGACGGCGTTGGCCGCTGGCTGGGATAGGCTAGGGATGCCGTTGCGCTCAAACAGGATGCCCATTCCCTTAAGCCACTCATGCACGGGATTGAGCATGTAGTTGGTGCTGGCCATGATCAACCACTGGCCTTGGCTCACATCCACATCTTCAAAACGGTAGTAGCTTAGAACGCTGCCCTCGCTGTCACGAGACTTCCAAGTCTTTTGCTGTCGCTCCCTGATCCGGTGCACGATAGCATCGGCCAGCGTATGGATGCGCATAGGTACACGGTAGGACTGATCAAGGATGGTCACGGAGCCTTCAAATGACAAGAAACTCTTGACATCAGCACCCGCCCATGTGAACACAGCTTGGTCATCATCTCCTGCTAAGAAAGTGCGCTTGGCCCGTGAGGCGAGGGCCTCGACCAGTTGCCATTGAATGCGCGATAGATCTTGCGCTTCATCTACAATTAAAACTTCCAGCGAGGGCAATCTGGAAGGCTCAGCTACGACCATTTCTAAGAGGTCTGTGAAGTCCAGTAGGTTGTGTGCATGCTTGTAGTGCCGGTAGGTGCGCTCCACAAACTCAAAGTGATGCCATTCAATGTCCATACCGGACTGGTTGTAGTGGGTGCGTAAATCTTGGCCCTTAATCCGCGCAAGGTTGACTTCGTTCAGGATAGGGTTATCCGCCTTGACAAAGCCCATCTCTTCATCTTTGGTCAAGTCAATGTCGATCCCAGCTTCTGCCGCAAACTCTTTGAAGTGCGCAGGCTGCATGATGTCATCGGTCTTCGTACCAAGGCAGCGAAATGCAAGGCTGTGAAGCGTACGGAAGTATGGGAAATCCGTACGGGCATTGAGCGCCGGGAATTTTTCAATTGCCCTGTCCCGCGCTTCGTTGGCAGCCTTTCTGGTGAAAGAAAAGTAGCCAATACTAAGCGGTGATGTACCGGCCACAAGCTCGGCATCCACTACGTTGAGTAGGTATGTCGTTTTGCCTGTGCCGGGGGGCCCAAATATCTTTCTGATATCAGGCATTTGGGGTCAAGCAAAAATAATCATCTGGCCAAGCAAGGATGGGGGTATCTGGCCCTACATAGGAGTTCTCAATATTGGATTCAATAAACTCCCGCGCTTCGTCAGCAGCCATGCCATCGCGCCGTTGCAATATCCATCGGATGGCCTCGGCGTTGTAGACAAGGACCTGTACACGTTCGTTGCCATTCCAAATAAATGCTGGGCCGATGATGGCGGGCCCGTAGCCATCTAACTGTTTCAAAATGGACTCCCTTCTTTACGAATGGTGTTTGTCTCAAACGGAGCATCTTGCTTAGTAAAGCATGGGATTCTCCAGCATCGGGTAGCCCGCGATTTTAGGAACAATGAGATAGGCTCCCCGCCAAGATCACGGATGCGCTGTGCAATCTTGGGAGCGGTAAGGCCCATGAAGTTGTTGCGCTTTAAATGCGCCATCAGGTCTTTCATCCTGAAATAGGTCTTGGCTTCAGTATCGTCTGTCCATGGACGGCCCATGAGTAATTCATCACGATCCAACGCTTGCTGCATGTGCGTTGTGAATTCTTCTAAAAGGTCCATGAACTGACCAGTTACGCTGGTGTCTTCGCTGGCCTCGACGATCTGTTCTGTCTCCACCATCTCTTTGAGCAGGGAATTGAGCATGGTCTCCCAATCCTGCTTGCGCAAGGTAGGCGGCACAATGTTCAGGCGCTCTAAGCATGCCTTTTGAAACGCCATTTGGTTGAACAAGTTGTCGGTCTCCAACTCCACCCTACGGCCATTGATATCTAAGAACCACAGCGGCGGCTCACTGGCGTATTTAGACAGGGAACTGATCTTTGGTGCATCGGGGCCGGACGAGCCAATCCCAAACTTGCGGCTTCTGCACAGGCCGGAATTACAAAAGGAATTAAGCGGGCTATCCTTGCACTTGTACAGGTATTCTTTCTTGTTCAACTGCTTCAGGATGACCTGAGCTTCGTTGTTGGGTAGCGGTGGAGAGACATACTTGTGGTTGTATTCCATCAGCTTGTCCTCCCATGTGGTGGGCGATGCCTTTTTGAGGAACACCCCTATGTTGAACAGACCGTTGTTTCTTGTGCCCTCAGGGAATCCCTGCGCACACAGCGCTTGCAGGCATGGTGGGCCGTCCTTGATGGGGCTTTCGGCCTGCTTGGGTGGCTCAGGGTAGCTCAGTGGCACTGCCTGCGCATTGGCTTCGTACAGGGCAAAGAATTGATCTAGCGTGGCAGCAGAGCCATCAAGATTAAAAGCATAACGTGTGCCGTTATCACCTGCAAAATAAGGCAGATTTAGAAAGTTACCCGTGTCACCACGTTCAACCAAAATCTCAGCTTGCTTAGGAAATATTTCCCGGCCAGCCTCACCCAGCAATGCAGCCGCATTGTTCAGGTAATGCTGCATGTCGGCAGCAGGTATCGGTTCCCGTACAAAAAGGAAAACGTGCGCTCCGCCAGACTTACTCCGGCACACTACCAAAGGTAGGCCTAGCGCTTCAATTCTTTGTACAAGGCCCTTGTGATCAATGGGATACTGATCAATATCAATACAGCCCCATATGCAGCTATTATCAGAGCGAATAGGGATGATACCAAGACTAGGCTCAACACCGTCAAGATGTTTAATCCAAAGTTCTTCAATGGGTGGCTTGCGAACCACTGTGGCCTTACCCGCTTGTTTTCCATCACCGCGCTCCGATTTGATTACGTATGTCCCATAGGCAATATCCAGCCCGCTGAATATCGCCCTAAATTTTTCAAGTTGTTCTTGCATCAGGCATCTCTATAAGGTGGGGGTACTCGCTGCACCGATGGCTTAGAGCCGATGTACCGGCATCCGCTTTCCCCCCGAAAATCAGAACGGTACTGTTGCGCCTGATGAGGCGACATCCTCATCAGCGTGCTTGACTTTCACGTCACCGGCATTAACCGATTGCGCAAATGCCTTGGCAGCTTGATAGACGTTCATGTCTTCAATCGGCCCAATACGCTCAACTTCCCAGCCATACCATTTACCCTTGTCGTTGGACTCAGCCTGTGTCGTTAGACGATACAGGTGCGAGTACATCGGAGGTGTGTACGGCCCGTTCTTGCCCATAAGCTTGGTGGACATCATCATGGAATTCCATTTACGCGACTTCTTCAGTTGCGTGGACTTCATGGTGATCAAGGCAGGCTCAGGAATGCCATCATCGCTCATGACCATCACGTAGTGGTTGGCCGTGTTTTCAATGTAGTTTCCGTTGTCAAGGTAGTCCTTGTTGTCCCCCGGTTCGCGGTGCGTGCGGCTCAATACATCAGACGTGGCCGGGTAGATGGCGATAGGAGCGCCTGAACCCACTCCGCGAGGAGCCCACTCGATGTACTGACGTACATACTGGCAAGGCACGACAATCAAGCCTTTCTTGCCGTCATACAACGCGCCAGTGACGGTGTTGTAGACCATACCGGGCATTGCACCATCTACTTCACCTACCTCGGGAGAGGTGTTGGTCAAGAGTCGGAGAAACGGAAGCGCAAAGTCATCCTGATTCATCGACTCAAAGCCACCCGATGCGTCCTGTTCAAAGTCACTGGACAATACGATTGCGTTGTCCGCTTTTGCTGCTACTTCATTTTTAGCCATGATTCAATTTCCTTTTTCATGCTGATTTGATGGTTGCCTTTTGGCCGATGTACACGCCAAAAAGCTCTGTAGGGAACTCGCTTCCACGTTCCACTTGCTCACGAACCCAAGCTTTCAAGGTCATGGGTTCGATCTTCTGCGCTTGCTCGACTGGATAGTTTTGCTCACGCAGTTGATTCAGTAATGTGTCGCACAGGCCGTCTTCTCCACGACCAAAACGTACGGACACGGTGTTTTTGATGATGTCATCAAAACCGTTATCGCGCAGCCACTCATAGGCCTTCGCACGGTTCTCTTCCCTTATGCTTGCGCTGTAAAAAGGCTTCACATCGATCATGCTGCCATCGGCCATCTTGAATGATTTCATGCCCAACTCAGACAGCATGGCGGGGATGGTTTCTTCCAACAGTTTGCGGTACTGATCTTGGCGCTCTTTAAGCACTAAGTTCATGTCCTCAATCTCTTTCTCCAACTCTTTGGCCCGCTTGGCCAAAGCTCCAACAGAGGATAGGTCTTCGTTCTTTACAACCAAAGCGCCTGCGTCCTCTTCGAACAGCGAATTCATATCAGTCATCTTGCTCTCCTTTCTCGGTGATGTCCAAACGGACGGGAATATACATCTTTTCTCGGCGGTCCCACTTTAACGCAGTGTATCGGCCTGAGTTATAGGCTGCGGCTATCGAACAGGCTAAACCGATAGCTACAGGGTCTCCGGTCAGGAGCAGAAAATCATTGTTGTTATACCCCCTCAACTTGCGCTTTAGCATCCGCACTGCCGGGGCAGTGGAGAATGCAATTTGCGTATTGAAGGGCAGCAGAACAACCATGTCGCCAAAAGACATTGCCGAAGCAATATCGTGATTTGGCATCTCTTGCACAATAAACACACGGGGGTCAGTTTTTATGGTCACGTTACGTTATCCTTTCTTAAAACGTACGATCAGTGTACAATAGTTTTTCCGGTTGTCAACACAGAAAGTGAGAAAGTTATGGATTATTTTTTATCTGCCTACCCGTATAGGTATAAACCCTTCCTCCATCAAGCTGCCTATTTAGAGCGGTTTTGGGAGGAGAAAGAAGTCGCGCTGTTCGCAGACATGGGCACGGGCAAGAGCTTCATGCTCATCAACAATGCCGCCCTGCTCTACGACAAGGGCAAGATTGACTCCATGCTGGTGGTGGCTCCCAAGGGGGTGTACAGGAACTGGTACACGAGTGAGCTACCCAAGCACCTCCCGGACCACGTTCCTCGGTCCATTGCCTGTTGGTCTCCCACCCCGCGCAAGGCAGAGAAAGCAGAGATGGATGCCATGATGAATTCGGTGGACACGATGCGCATCCTGATCATGAACGTGGAGGCGTTCAGCACGGAGAAAGGCTCTGCCTTTGCCAAGCTGTTTTTGCGGGTTACCAAGTGCTTCATGGCTATTGACGAAAGCACCACCATCAAGACACACACGGCCAAGCGTACCAAGAGCATTGTGCATGTCGGCAAGGAAGCGCGGTATCGCCGTATTGCCACCGGTTCCCCCGTCACCAAGAGCCCGCTGGACCTGTACGCCCAGTGCGAGTTTCTTGGCCCTGACTGCCTCAATGCAAGCAGCTACTACGCCTTCCAAGCGCGGTACGCGGTCCTCGTAGAACGCAAGATGGCGACCCATACATTTAAACAAATTGTCGGCTACCGCAGGCTGGATGAATTGCAGGAAAAGCTCAACGATTTTGCCTTCCGTGTGACTAAGGAAGAGTGCCTTGATCTGCCCGACAAGATCTACACCCGCAGGGATGTGGAATTGACCAAGGAGCAACAGACTTACTACGATCAAATGAAGCTCATGGCGCTGGCCGTGATTGACGGTGATTTGATGTCTACCAACAATGCGTTGACACAACTCATGCGCCTGCATCAAATTGTTTGCGGCCACATCAAATTAGATGACGGCAGGCAACTTGATATTCCCAGCAACCGGATTACTGAACTGATGGCCGCGCTGGAGGAAACCAGCGGCAAAGTCATCATCTGGGCCAACTACCGAAAGGACATCGAGAACATCAAGCTGGCTTTGCAAAAAGAGTACGGCATGACCTCTGTGGCTACCTACTTTGGGGACACCGAGGCTGAGGATCGGCAGGAAATTGTCACCAAGTTTCAAGACCCAAGCAGTGAGCTACGCTTCTTTGTCGGCAACCCCCGCACAGGCGGCTATGGGCTGACGCTCACTGCTGCCAATGTGGTGATCTACTACAGCAACAGCTTTGATTTGGAGGTGCGCTTACAGTCCGAGGACCGCGCTCACCGTATCGGGCAAACCAAGAACGTGACATACATCGACCTGATTGCCAAGGACACCGTGGACGAGTATATCGTCAAGGCACTCAGGAACAAAATCAACATCGCCAGCGCAGTGCTGGGTGAAAAATTTAAAGGCTGGATCATCTAATGCAACTCATCCCCATCCGCAAGCGCTATGTGTACAAAAAACTCGAAAGAATAGACACGTCATCCGGACGTGTATACGAAATAGACAAATCTGAGCGTGTGCCAAGCGTAACCAGTATTTTGTCGGAGACCAAAGATAGGACGCACTTGAAGGAGTGGGCAGCACGGGTTGGCGAGGAGCAGGCTGAGCGCATTAAGAATGAAGCAGCCACTGTTGGCACCCATATGCACAACGTAGTTGAGCGCCTACTCTTGAACCGCGATCTACCGGCCCCGAGGACTTGGCAGGCAGTCAAGGGCTACCAGATGGGCTACAAGCTGATTGAGGAGTTCTTCCCGCACGTCAATGAGGTATGGGGCGCGGAGATCCCGCTGTATTACCCGGGCCGCTATGCAGGCACTTCTGACTGCATTGGGGTGTACAAGTCTGACGAGTCAATCATTGACTTTAAGCAGACCAACAAGATGAAGAAGCGCGAGTGGATTGAGGACTACTTCATCCAGTTGGCCGCTTATGCCATGGCGCACAACAAGGTCCACGGCACGTCGATCCGGCAGGGCGTGATCATGATGGTTTCACAAGAAGGTCAAACCCAAGAGTTCCTGACTTGTGGCAGGGAGTTTGATTCCTATGGAGACAAGTGGATGCGCAGGGTAGAGGCGTTTGAGCGCCTCATTGGTAAGGATTAATTCCTTTACTTAGCATCCCTGCTTTTTGTAGTATTTCAGGGGAAAGATGGCTAGTGGAAGCTAAACCGCCGTCCGCCATCATTTCCATTCGATCATTTAGCGTGTGATCTGAAAATCTATTAGACTTTTCATACATAGTGCGGCCAAAACGATCAACTGCGGGAATTTCTCCAATCACATTGCCATTGCGATCAACAGATCCGGTGGAAACAACTGTATCCCGCGCATTTGGATTTAAAGTTTCTCTTTGTTGAGTTCCCCCTGTTATTTCGCTTACTGGCACTCCTGCCCCCGAGCCGTTGCCCTCGTCTCCACCGCCCGCTCGAATGTCATCACTACTATTTTTTCCTTCACCACTGACCCCCGGAATAGGTAAGGGGGCTGGAGGAGCTACTGGAGTAGGAGGAGGAGCTACTGGAGTAGGAGGAGGAGCTACTGGAGTAGGAGGAGGAGCTACAGTAGTAGGAGGAGGAGTTACTGGAGTAGGCAGAAGATCAGGGGTAGTGTAAGTAGGGGGCGGAGCTACCGTGACAAGAGGCTGGGCGGCTACGGGCATAGTCGTGATAGGGCGCTCGTCAGGGGGCTTGATAGGCATTGGGGAAACAAGATCAGGAATAGTAATTGGATTTACAGGCGAAGGAGGCGAGGGGGCTACCGGAGTTGGAGGAGCAACCGTGACAGGGGGTGGGG